GCCAATACCGGCAATCAGGGCGATGACCGGCAACAGCGGCAACCCGATGGCTGCAAAAGCGGCTGCAATCATGCCGCCGGTGCTGGTGAAGAGGGGGCCGAGTACTCCGGTTCCGGCCATCAGCATATTGATGCCGCTCAGCACCGGCGCGGTGGCGGCACTCACTGAACTCAGTGCACCGACAATGCCGGTAATCCCTAAAGCAAGGCCGAGCAGGGAATTCACCAGTTGTGGATTATCGTTTATCCAGGTATTGAGCGTGGTCAGCCAGCCGGTGGCGGTTTGCGTCAGTTCGCGCAGCGCCGAGCTTTGCCCTTCAAACAGATTGATGCGCAGGGTTTCCCATGTCGCAAACAGTTTGGTGATATCGCCATCGAGGTTGTCACCTTTCACCGTCACGGCCATTTGTGCGTCCGGCGTATCGCCGTTGAGCTGAGCCGGTGTCTGCGCCAGAACCTGACTGGCATCCAGCCCGTCTCCGGCGAGTTTCTTCTGCGTGGCCACAACCTCAGAAGGCGCGTGGCCAGACGCTGCCATCGACAGACTTTGCTGACGCAACGCCGCTATACGCGGATCGTCATTTTTCAGGCCGAGCATCGACTGGACTTCAGAGAGTGCGGCCTGTAGCCCGGCGCCAGGCTTGAGGAATTCTTTTGCCCGTTCAAGCTGGGGATGAGCAAAGTTAATCGCTTCGATGCCCGCGTTTTTGTTTGTTTCAGCGCTTTCCTGCCGGGGTGTCGTTTGCCCGCTAATGTCTCGGGTTTGTGGCCCGATAAGGATGGCAGGTCGTTCAGTATTCACGCCCTGACCGCGAAGATCATGGCTCTGTTGATCAACAGAATGCTGGCGCAGGAATGCGCCCGGCCCTTCGGTTATCAGCTTATATTGCGCGCCGGAGAAGTCCTCCATCACTCGTGATTGTTTCTCCAGCGTCTGGAAGTCCAGAACGACATCGCTGATATCATCTGAAATGACGCTGTATAACGTCTTTTCCGGCAGCATTGTGAAATTTCGCCAGACATTTTCCGTCGCGGCTTTCAGCGCTTTTAGCTGCTTATTGATGTTCCCCAGCGTCGAGGGTAACTGTTCGACATTACTCATCTGTTTTGACTCCGCTGCGTTGCAATGCCTTATATCGCCAGCTCAACAGATCGGTGAGCGACATGCCGTCCATTTCGGACGGCGGCCAGTGGAAGATCACCGCGATGTCTGCCATCAGATCATCCACGGTGAGCCGGGGCGCGATCTTTACGCCGCCGGTTTCGGTGATAAAAAACCAATCACCTTGCCCGCGAGCGCAATCAGGTCAGGCAGCTCGAGGCGTGTGCACTCTTCTTTGGTGAGATTGGGAGAAGTGATGCGCGGCAAAATAGTGATCAGCGCATCGACGTCGGCGTTCGCCAGCGCCGCCAGCCCGATACCGCGCAGGCTGCCCGCCGTCGGTTTGGTCACCTGAATTTCTGTGATTTCCATATCGCCGCGTTTGAGCGGAACATCAAGAATCACAGTGTTGTCGTTGTTTTCAATCTGGCTCATAGGGTTTCCTGTTTAAACGAAAGTGAAGCCGGCAACATTTGCCGGCTCAGGGAAGGGAATTACAGGCCGAGTGCGGTGCGGTGTTCAGTCAGGCGGTCAACGCCGTTGACGATTTCCACCATATTGACGGTATCGATCTCAATCAGCTCTTTGCCGTCGATAGTCAGTTTGAAGTAAGTGCACTGGGTGGTGACTTTGGTTTCAGTGTCTTCACCTTGCTTGTACTCACCAAAATCAAACTCTTTGTGACGGCCACGCATCATCACTTCAACCGCTGACACATCACCGGTATCGTCACGCTGCAGGGAACCGGCAAAACGCAGAGGAATATCGGAGACGCTGCCCCACTGTTGCAGAACCAGTTCGTCCAGACCGCCGATCGACCATTCCAGCGTCAGCGCATCGTCGTCGAGACCGAAATCCACCGCGACCGAACCGCTCATGCCGCCGCCGCGATAGTTTTCCAGCTTGCGGGTGAGTTTCGGCAGGGTCAGGGAAGAGACAAGGCCGAGGTAGCTGTTACCGTCGTTAAACAGGTTCAGGTATTTCAATTTTTTAGGAAGTGCCATGAGTCATTTTCTCCTTAGCTGTTGATGGACGCGGCAAAGTTCACCAGATAAGAGTCGGTGATACGCTGGCGCAGGGTCAGATCTTCCAGAGGCGGAACCGGCGTGTAGTCATAATCGATATACAGCTTGCCAGCCTTCAGGGTTTCCGCGGTGTTAGCGGTTTCGTCGTACCAGCAATCGCCATCAATGATGTAACCCGCTGATTTCATTTCGCGCATTTTGGCTTTGATGCCGTCGATCATGTCGCGCACCAGCGACGGGGTCATGGGTTTATCGACCGCCCACATGTGTGCTTCCGCCATGGTATCGGCCAGCACCTGAGCGGTGCGGGTGTAGTTTTCGAAGATGAACAGTGAATCGTCGCTACAGGTACGGTTGCCCCAGAAGCGGAAGCCGTCTTTGCGCACCAGCGTCGTCACACCGGCTTCGTTTAGCAGGTCAGCATCGGTGCCGCTCGCCTGTAAATCCCAGAATACGCTGGCGGAAAGACCGGTCACGCCGTTCACGCCGACGTTTGACAGGGTTTTATGCCAGCCGGTTTCCTGGTCGATTTTGGCGCGCAGACCCAAAGCGCGTGCAGTGGCGTAAGCAATATCAGACTGGCTGGTAGCCGTATTCCAGTTCACAAAATCCGGCCATATCAGCATCAGTTCACGCTGGCTGAAGTTGTCGCGGTATTTGATTGCATCGGAAAGCGTTTTTGCGCCGTAAGCGCTGATATAGCCGAAGGCACGCAGCTGCTGACATACACCCGCCAGTGCGGTGGCGACAGCCTGATTATCCAGGCCCGGAACGCCCAGGATGCGAGGCTTCACGCCTAATTCTGCCTGCGCAGAAAGCAGGGCTTTCATGCCGGTATAACGACCGTTGGCATCCGAACCGCCAATAATATTGCTGGTGGTGGCGTCTTCATCTGCGCCGGTCGCAACACGCACGACCACGGTGACGGGCTTGCATTGATCCGCGATAGCCAGCAGCGCCGCACGCAGTGTCCCGGTTTTACCCGCCTTACCGCTGGCAGCCAAAACGTCGGTAATCAGGACCGGTGTGTTGAGCGGAAACGTGGTGGCATCCGCATCTTCTGCGGTACATACCATGCCGATAATTGCAGTTGAAACAGTGGAAATAACGCGGGTGCCATCATTGATTTCGACGACACGAACGCCGTGATGATAATCAGCCATCAGGGTGACTCTCTCTGTTGTGGGGGGTGAAGCAAGGATGCCGGTTCACAAAAGAAAGCGCATTCAATGGCAGGCGTGGGGGGAGTGACACAACAGGTGCCTATTCTGAATCAATAAAAAAGCTCCCAAAGGAGCTTTAGATTAGGCCGGGATATCAGGCCAGATAATGTCAGGAGCTGTTTTAGGATCTATCCGGCTAACTGAAACCCTGTAAAGCATCCATTTATTTAATTCAGCAAGCTCATTAACTGTCGCAATACCTAACTCTTTTGCATCTTGTAGAGGGCTAATTATTACTGAGGCTTCAGTAAGTAAAGTGTTCTTCTTATAAGCCACCTGTTCAGCTAGTTCATTACCAGAGTAAACTCTGAGAGTGATTTTTTCACCGTCGAATACCCATTCCCCTCCCGTTGGTATCTTTTTAAAATTTTCTGGAATGAAATTCACCTCAGCTAAATTAAAAGATTGTGGCCATAAGGTCGATGCATCATAACTGGCAGCGTTAATTACACCCTTTTCATCAAATACTATTTTTAGGGTGTCTGGAGAGAACTGTTTTTGTAACTGATACCAGTCATTATATTTTGGGTCGGAAAGAAATGTAATGCCATGTGAATCTGCGAGCAGAGTTTCTTTTTCATTCAGTTCTTCACGCAATGAAAAGGGACCATAAATTTTTGTTTTCATGCATAACCTACCGTATACCAGTTGCCATTAATAAGTTTCTGTAAGGGGCGAAGGCGGATCCAATAATTTGAGCTTCCTGCATCTTTAAATGAGGTCATAACGCCGCCGCCCATACGTTCATTGTTCCCTCGCTCCTGAAATTCTGAGGAGGCGCCAAGACGAATATCACCGACAAAGTATGCATTAGTCCATTCGTTCGTGGCGAGCGTCACAACGGCATTGCTTGTTGAGTGGCGCATATAAGGAGCACTTGCACTCCCTGAAACAAAACCAGCCACATTACATGTATCACGCTGGATTGAGTTAACTGCTTCAGGAGTTGGTTTATTATTTGGGCTATATACTCTTTGCCCCGCTTCGGTTATTGTCCCCGAAGTGCTGAGATCTCCAGTTCCACTGAAGATAACTTGCCCTGTTTGAACGGTATTGTCTATATTGATTGTCCTGAAAACAAAGCCGCCAGGACCATTGCCTCTATTGTTAATGAAATTAGATTCACCTCTGTTTCCACTTTCATTCCAACCAATATAAGTTCCTTGGGAATGGTCTAAATATGCAACTTTGTTTGCAACGAAATATCCAGCAGAAAATTTTGAGCCATAAATATCAGCACCATTAATGTCTCCAGGGCAAGCTAACCCATTTGTATTAGGGTCAAATATCCATACAGCTGTTTTTCCGTTATCTCCGATGACATGAATACATGCTCTGGCATAATCAGGGTTGCCGCTGGTGAGTGCTCCAAAACTTACGGCTGCCCCATAACCATGTGTTTGTGTATGAGTTAGTCCCTTAATAATAGGCAAGTAGTTGCTAACGCCTGCCGGTGCTGCCAATCCAAAAGGAATTAAGAAAGGTGATTTGGGATTAGTATATTGAGCTGCTAAAGCACCGAATCCCTCCCATACTCCCGGTTTAATGCTGTAACGTGCTGAGTTAGCCAAATAGCCTACATCGCCCCCGGCGGTAGGTACCGCCCCGACGTTTCCCGCAGCGATACTGATATCCGCCGTCCCATCAAACGCCACGCCCGCAATTTTGCGTGGGGTTGCCAGTTTAGTCGCAGCAGCAGCCGTGCCTGTCGCAGGCAGCGCGCCGACATTTGCCGGGGGAATACTGATATCCGCCGTCCCATCAAATGCCACTCCCGCAATTTTCCTTGCCGTGGCGAGTTTTGTGGATGCCACGGCAGTGCCGCCTGACGGCAAACGCCCGTTCGCATTGTCATTTGCGGTTTTCACCGCTTTCGGCGTTGCTGCAAGCACTTCGCTGGCGCTGTTCACCGCGCTGCTCAGTTGCACAAAACCTTTCGCGGTAAGAGTGCCATCTGGGTGGTTGCGCGATTTCTCGTGGGCGGCCAGCAGGTCATTCACATACTCTTCGGTTGCAACGATCAACGAATCATCGATGGTCAGACTGACCGCGTCAGTGCTGGTAACGGTAATGACCATGCGTAGCGTTTGTGTGCGGCCTGAACCCTCCTCCAACGCGGGCTTATAGGTCTCAGCCATATTACAGACTGCAATCAGCGTACCGTCATCGGCATAAAGCCCCATTTCCCGCATCCAGAAGCCCCCGGCGCTGGCGGGAATAATCGCTTCGGCGATGACCCAGTTGGAATGTTTGCTGTCCGTTTTCAGTGAGTTCAGCTTTATGCGGTAGGTCTCTTTGACCAACCGGGTTTGCGTGGAAACCGGTACGGTGGCTTTGCCGCCGCCGTCGCCCACGGCCATTTGGGTGATGTTGATGTCCTGACCACTCTCAATGGCGGTGGCAATGCGCGCCTGTCCGAGGTCAGTGACGACAGATTTAAATGTGCTCATAGTGTTCCTTATCAGCCTGGGTAAACAGTGAGAGTGTCAGCGTCATAAGCCGCGGCACCGAGAAAGATTTTTCCGGCAATATCCTGAGTAATTGTCAATGCTGTCAGATGCCTGCTGGCCGGTTTGGCGTCGGTGATTAAACGCTCCATTTCGTTGTACATCGCCTCGTCGATGCCGGTTTCCAACACACCGATGTCCAGACGGAAGGTGCCGGGCACATCGCCGGTTTCCCACCATTCATTGATGTTAATGACGTAACCGAGTGGCTCAACGACGCGGCGGATCGCACTGATGGTTCCTTTGTGTTGATGGATAAACCAGGCGGTTTCAATCACGCTTCTTTTGGTGGCTACCGGCCATTCGCTGTCCCAGCTGTCGACCGAAAACGCCCAGGCCAGATAGGGCAGAAAAATGGCTGGGCAGGTTTTCGGGTTCCACAAGGTGCGAAGCGGGATCGGGACGCGCTCCAGTAATGCGCAAGCTTCGGCGGCAGCGACTTCCAGTGCCGACGAGCCAGAGGGCAATAGCCGTTTACTCATCGGAACCTCCGATCGTGATGGCATAACTCGTGCATAGGGACGCCTGCGTTTTATCGAGCACCAGATCCACCAGCGGTTTCGCCAGTTCGACGCGCTGAACGCCTTCAACGTGTAATGCGGCATAAATAGCGGAGAGACGGATATCGCGACCCAGGCGATGTTGATCGGAAATGTACTTCTCAAGCTGAGCCCGTGCGGTCTGTTCGATTGGCTCGGACTCCGGCCCTGGATACAGAAACAGCGACGCTGAGATTTCATATTCAACAATGCTGGCAGACTGCACCGCCACCCGATCGGCTACCGGGCGGACGTCTTCATCGTTCAGAGCCATCTGTACCTTTGATATCAGGTCAACGCTGGCGATGCCGCCGTTATCATAGGAAAGCAGCGTCACCAGAACATTCGCAGGGGAAGGGCTGATGACCGACACATCCGCCACCCGTCCGTCCGCCGAACGCGCATGATACTCATAGGCGCCTGTCGGACCTGCGACGCTCAGTCCTTCGAAGGCCTGTGGAATGCGCATGCGCAAATCGGTGTCGGCTTCCATCACGGCGGCGGTCGGTGGAATGGTGGCGTTGTCAGCGGCCCGGAGCACCAGACGCTCGACGTTGAAGTTCGCGGCTAGCTGATCCAGATCGTTTCCGGTTGCATAGGCCACCATGACGGCGCGGGCAGATTCGTTGATCCGCTGACGCAGGATCAGTTCGCGGTAAGCATTCTCCTGCAGCAATTTGACCAGCGGTTCGGATTCCAGCGTCAACGTACGGCTGATGGCTTCCTGCTGGTCAGCGGGATAGAGCGAAATCAGCGTACTTTTACGTTCCTCAAACAGGTTTTCATAGTCCAGTTCCTCGACCACATCGGGGGCCGGTAACTGGCTCAAATCGATCGTTGCCATAGTGTCAGCTCACAGGAATATTGAGAGAAAAATCCGTCGCCATATCGCTACGGCTTCCGGTCAGTTCCACCACCATCTTGCCGGTGTAATCGGTGTCGAAAGTGATAGCGTTCAGAGAAATACGCGGTTCCCATTGCAGCAGCGCGGTGTAGCAAATTGCCATCATTTGCAGGCGCAGTGCGCCGTTTTGCGGCTGGTCAGACAGTTCTGAAAGCAACGAACCGTAGTTGCGGCGCATCACACGGGAACCCACCGGCGTGTTCAAAATATCGCTGACCGACTGCCTGATATGCTCGAGGTCTTCAATCGCCTTGCCGCTGTCTCTGGCCATGCCTGTGTATTTCGGATTACTCATTGCGGAACTCCGGTTTGGCCGTTGCCGGTTTGCACGCCGCTGTGGCGATGCGTATGCACAACGATGCCGTTAGATGTCAGACTGCCGCCGCTGTGGGTGAGATTGCCTGTCAGCGTGCCGCCCTGTTTCACTTCCAGCGTTCCGGCCGTCAGTTTGCGGGTGCAGACCACTTCCGGGGTATCAAGGGTGATACGCGTGCTGGCGGTGCAACGGATTTCCGGTGCGGTGACGTCCACTTTTTGTGTGGCGTTGACCACTGCAGTTTTGATGCCAGTGACTTTCAGCGCACTGCCGGACGGCTCGTATTCAATTACCGCTCCGTCCGGGAAGGCCAGATGAATAGCATCTGCCGACACTGACGGCGCAGGCATGGCATCGGAAAACACCGCCGGTAAGACGAACGCGGTGTTCAGCTCACCGCCGAGCGACAGCAGCAGAACCTGTTCGCCGGGCGAAGGTGCCCACCAGCTGCGCGTGCGGCCTGCACGGTGCGTCATCCACGGCAGCCAGGCCGTGACGTTACTGCCGGTAGTGACGCGGCAGCGCGCGTTTGGCAGATCCAGTTCGGATACCGTTCCGATGCGTACTAGATTGCCAATCAGCCGCATGATTTCGTTGAGTTGGATATGTGTATTCATGGGATAAAGGATGCCGTTTCAGAGGGTTGGGCGACAATCGAAGACCGCCCGTTAACGGATGGCACAACGAATGTCAGCGGGTTACACGGTCCAGCTGCTGATCAGTTCTCCGTTGAGGTAAACCTGGCGCGGCAGCGCGACGTTCTCCGGCAGCGGCGGCTCGGGTAAATGCGTAATCGTACGCACGTCATCCTGATCGGCGACCTGCACCCGTTCAGTCAGTTGCAGCGTCAAGGTCAGGCTGTGCTCCTGCTGAGTGAAGGTAAAATCGCTCAGCCGGTGGCTGGCGTTACCGAGGATCTCGGGCTGGTTGACCCGCAGCCAGCCGAGGATCGTCACCACCACCTGATCGACCAGTTGTTCACTGAGCGGCGCGTCGTCGTCCGTGATGGTCAGCGTCAGCGGGTAGCGATATTCAAAGGATAAAGAAGCCGTCGCGGTGGCCACCACATAGCCCTGACCCGTGATGAGTACCAGTTTTTCAGGGGCAAACTGAAACAGTGGGATCTGCTCAATCAGCCGTTGTTGCAGTTGATTCGGTTTTTGCATGCTGTGCCTCCTGACACGTTTTGATGGCTTCCACCTGCAGGCCGCAGTTGAGCAGCGCAGATTCGAGTTGGAGAATATCGGCGCTCAGATCCCCGTTAGTTGCCGGTTGCGCGGACGGTACCGGGCACGGGCTGACTGCCGGACAGCCAACGTAAATAATCGCCGGTGCTGTTGAATGCGGGGCGCTGGTGCAGCCGGCTAACAGCAGCAGGCAAAGCGGTGTCAGCCCAAAGACGCAATTGCGGATCGTCATGAAGTTCTCCCTGCCGTAGATGTTCGCGGGTTTGCATCGCCCGTTGAGCGGTGCTCAGATTTTCACGTAATACCAGCTCTGCTTGTTCCCGCTGGCGCATCTGCTGGTTAAGTGTGGCGATCAGCGTTTCACGTTGTTGCAGCTGCGCTTTCAGGGCATCCCGCTGCTGGCCGGTGAGGGTTAAATCGTGTTGCAGCGAGCGATTGGAAAGCAGCAGGACGCCGGTCAGCAGCGTTAATACCGCGAGAAGAGCCAGAATCCAGCGCATCTACACCCCCTTCAGACACAGATTCAGTTCGGCGTTACGCCTGCGCTCAAGCCCGTTGCTACGTTCACCGTTGACGAAAACCCAGCGCGGTAACTGCCCGCAGGCTTCCCGCCATTGCTGTTTATTGATGAAGTACGCCAGCGTGGATTTGCAGGCGGCGGTGGCGCCGACGTTGAAGCTGAATGAGACCACTGCGTCATAGACCGGCTGCGGCATGGTCACGGGCATACATTTTTTGATCCCTCGTTCAGTTTTCTGAATATCCTCCAGCAGATTTTTCGCCGCCTGTTGTTCGGTTATGGCGCCCGCCGGTTTGACTCCCGCCGTATGGCCGATACCGCTGGTCCACACGCCCGCACTGCACTGATAGGGTTGCAACTGACAGCCTTCGAAATCGGTGATAAGGCGAAGTCCGTCCTCCGAAACCTGCAATGACAAATACCCAGGCAGCGCGGTCATCAGCCCTAACACCACGGCGGCGCTGCAACGCTTAAGAGTTGAGGTTTTCATAGATGTCTTTGCTCAGGCCCTTACGCGCCAGCAGCTGGTAGCTTTTACGCCGGTAGTACCAGTTAATTAAAAAAGTGCCGATGCCGACCGCCGAGCCGATCAGAAAGGCAATATCCTGCGACGTCATACCCGCCAGCCAGGTGAGTGATGTGGCGATGAAGTATGCGCAGGCGGAGCTGATGCGTTCTGTATTCAGTCCCATAATTTGAGGGTTTCCTGAACCGGTTGTTCGGCAATATCGGGCATTTCAATCGCTGTCCCGTGGGGAAGCAGCGGTCCTAAATCTGCAACGCCTTTATTGGCCGCAAAGACTTTTTCGACCACCACTGCGGTTCGGCCGTAATAGCGCCAGCACAGTGAATCGAGGGTATCGCCTTGTTGTGCATAAAATTTCATTGGGGTTCTCCGCAAAATGAATGAAATCGTCAGGAGGTGATTTCAGTCTGCGCAAGAGGGAGGAATGCGGCAATCAGGGAGGGTTGTGAAACTATTGGCACAACAGGAAAGGGGAAAACAGGGGAAATGGCGGGGCGCTTAGTCCGGCCTGAGCTGGGAAGGGTAAGCGCCGGGTACGTTGACTAACACCGCCGGTCATATCTGGCGATCAGTGGGCGTCGTCAGTGCTGCCATTGTAGTAGAGCGCATCGTGATGTTCCTCGGTCAGCGCCTGGCTGGCCAGCTCTGAAATCAGAGACATTACGACAAGAAATTCTTGTGGATTACATTGCGCCGTCTGCGAAATGTCCGCGATCAGCTGTATCCTGGACAACGTTAGCTCTTGTTTAGTCAGGTTTTCCATTTTCTCCCCTCGCCAGATACTGTGTTTATATACAGTATTCTTTAATTGATCTAATACGTCAACACTCCGGGCATTTTAAAATTTATAATTCATTGAATTGATGGATTAATTTTTATTAGTCTGGTTTTTGAATGATTCCCATGTCCCGACGACGGATTGCGGTTCCACAGTTATTGCCAGAACTCCAAGGCGGGTAAAAGGCAGCGTTTTTCAGCGATTTTTCCTGAGGCGGCAGCCGGTGACGGACGATGCGCCAGCTTTCGGTATGCGTCAGAAATATCCGCGATGCACCGAGATGCGGAGCATATATCCCGACAACTTTTTGCCGGGGTTCATCGTAGGCATTGAGCTCTTCACTCAGCTGACGTGCGACCCGGACCGTTTGCGCTTTGCGCCCGATATGAATGCCGCCCTGCGCCTGAATGTAGCCAGCGTAATCGCCGTTATCAGCCGCGAAGCGCACGGCTTCGACCCGTTCACCAAACTGACCGGCGAGGCTGACATTGCGGATTCGACGGCATTCGCGGTAAGCGCCGACCGAGGGAATGCCGATGGCGTGAAACTGTGGGATCCGCCATGTGGATGCCCAGGCCGTAACCGCGGTGGCGACATCAGTCAGCAGACGCCCGGAATCAAAATCGGTTTCTCCTTCCAGCGCATAACCGTCGATATTTTTCGCCACATATTTGGCGATGTATCCGGCTGCACCTCCGCGGTTGAGTGGCTTGCAATTGAAGCGTGACTCAGCGGCGCCGGGTTCGTCCGCATCTTCTTCCAGCGCGTATTTGCGCATAATCTCGATGACTTTTTGTTGCTGCGCCGGCGGCGTAAACAGCATCATGTGCCAGTGTGGCGTACCGTCGTGATGCGGCTCAACGACCCGGACACCGTACACTTTGAGGTGACGATCTTTTAACGTGGTGCGGATTTTCGCCCAGACGGCGACCAGATAGCGCTGGGCATCTTTCGGGGTAAACGCGTGAGTATTCCATTTTTGATTAAACAGCGGGGCTGAATGCGCGCCGGTCGTTCTCAGCGGATGATATTTTGACGGCGTGGTCAGGGTGATGAACAGCCCGCGATCCTGTTGCAGGTCAGCCACATCTTCGACTCCGGCAATGAGCGTCATTAACTCCATACGGCGAAGTTTAGGATTCGACACGCTGGCCAAAACGGTGCTCAGCAGGCTCAGCCTTTCCCCGGATCCGACGTTCTCTATATCGCACTGCCTGAGATAATTCAGTGCGGATAAACGGCGGGAGGCGACGTCCCGGATGGCATATTTACTGGCATAAGGTGACGTCGCCCGGCTTACATAACCGCAGGCGATCATCAGTGACTCCCGCCACAGACGCTGCTGCGCACGTAGTTGCTTCTCCCACCATTCCCCCCTGACCAGCCGGGAAATACTGGCAACGGCGGTGTGCGCGGTCATCCGCCCTTTTTGAAAGGCGCGCCAGTACAGCGGGGTTACGCGACAGGCGCGGGCCATTGCCGCCAGATGGCTATAAATTTCGCTTTGCAGGCGATCACTGAGCAGGATGTCCGGGTTTTCCGGCGAGTTTCTCAGCCATTCATTACAGTGATGTTCATACGCATCCTGGAAATGTGTTGCCAGCTGGTTCGCCAGACGTTTGAGCTTTTGGTCATTCAGATCGGGCAGGCGGTTAAATGCTTCCTCCGTACTAAGTAGCTTTTGCGAGGTCTGCCGGCAATAGTGATGGCGTGCATTTACCCGCTGAATGCGCGGCCACAGGCGTTGCATGAACACCGTCATCAGGAAATGAAAGGCGGCACGCACGCCTTTGGTTGCCAGTAAAAAATGATAACGCTGTTGGAGCGGCGCGCGCAGGCAGCGCGGAAGCCGGTGGATTAAGGCAAGCGCAGACTGCTGGCGCTGACAGAAATCGCGGGTCAGTGGTTTTTCGAGGGGATTTTCCATTGCAGTTCGCGGAGCATTCCACCACCAGGCGCCTGTAAAAGGTTTGCCTGTCGCGCGTTGAAAAGCAGGCGGCGGAGAAGGGGTGATCCTTCCTCTGATATTATCTGGCATAAGTGTGATCCCGCAATTTAGGTAATAGAATACCGTTCCCGAAATAAATAAATTCAGGAGGTCATGCTAATAAAATAAAAATGTGGATGAATTAAATGGATCGATAATTTCTGCGTTTTATTTCATTTAATTCCTGACATTCAATACAACGCTGAACGCCGGGAATAATTTTACGCCTGGGTTCGGGTATCGCCATTTCGCAGTCTTCACAAAAGTGGGCTGAAGCGCGGCGCGGCGCGGAGCGCTGATCGCCTGAGCTATCTGCTCTTGCAGCATTTTAATCTGCTGTTCTTGTGATTCATCAATCCAGTCTGCCATCGATAAATTCTCCTCGTAATGATGATGAAAAATGGCGTAACGATAATAACGCCTGAATAATTTTTAACTGTTCATCAGATGTCAGTTCAGAATAAGTCAGATAAATATGACGGCGTTTCAAACCGGCGTGAAAACATAATGTGGTTTTCCATTTATCCGAAGCATGATCATAAATATCTCCCACCTTATTTCGCGTTTCAGAGAAGTAGATTTCTTTAAGATGTGCGATATGACGTAAACCCGCCTGACGCTGCTGCTCTGTGCCTAAAAACATCGCATCTCCTCATTTCCTGACCTCAGGTTCTTCGTGAGATTTCTTACTGATCCTCCCCCTGCGCCGTAAATTTGGTATCATGACAAGGTTCGGTACATTACATAAACAATCTAAACTTGCATTTGCGAGTTGTCAAGTTGGTATTTACAAGCTCAGGGGTTTTCGCCAGATGCAATTAGATGAACTCGAAGGAGGGAAAGCCGTTCTGTCGCGCATGCTTCAGGCGTACGGCTTTAGCCTGCAGAAAGAGCTGGGTGATCTGTATGGTTTATCTTCTGGGACGATAAGTACCTGGGTAAGAAGGAATTACTTCCCCGGTGATGTGGTCGTGGCCTGTGCGCTGGATACCGGCGTTTCATTGCGCTGGCTGGCAACCGGCAAAGGCACAATGCAGGATACGGTCTCTTCCGTTGCTGCGGTGTCTGAGAGTGTCCGTCAGCTTAAAAAATTGAGATTACGCGGCGGGGCGCTGGAGGAAGAAGGCGTATGGGCGGTGGACCCCTCTCTGCTGGACGGATCCCTGGCTGAACCGGCCTATGTAGTGAAAGGTAATCATTCGTGGATTATCGATTTAGGCAGCACGCATCCGGGAAATGGCCGCTGGTTGCTGGATATAGACGGTGATGTCGATGTGTATGATGTGGCGCGCATTCCCGGTAACCGCCTGAAAGTGGCTCGGCAGGACAGCCATTTCGAATGCAGTGTGGATGATGTTTCTGCGCTTGGACAGGTCTTTATGACGCTGGATCGCAACCTGTAA